ACCAAATCGCAATATGTTGATGTTGGCAGTTGCAACCTCTTATGCTATTTCAGAAAAATTTCATGGTATTGTATATGGAGCACACGCTGGAGATCATGCTATTTATCCTGATTGTAGAAAAGAATTTACAGATGCGTTAGCAAAAGCTATTCAACTATGCGATTGGCACCAAGTTGAACTGTTTAGACCTTTTATAAAAAAAACAAAAGCCGACATAGCATCAATAGGAAAAAATCTTAATGTTGATTTTACTAAAACTTGGTCTTGTTATAAAGGAGAAGAAAAACAATGTGGTCAATGTGCTACTTGCATTGAAAGGCGAGAGGCATTTCATCTTTCAGGAGTAGAAGATCATACTGAATACAAAGATAATGCACCAACAATAGAGGATTTAGCAAAAGTTGATTTTAAAATGAATGCTTAATTTTTTTGCTGGAGGATCTGGAGGTATGCATACTTTAGCCTATCCATTGATGAAAAATCATCTTACTGCTTGGATAGATAAAGATGAATTAAAACTTAGAGAAGATTATTTTAAAAAAGATTGTAATGTTTTAATAGATTCGGGTGCTTTTACTACTTTCACAAAAGGAAAAAAAATTGATATTTATGAGTATTCTGATTTTATTAAAAGTTATACTTTAAAATGGAAAAAAAAACTTAAATCTATAAATTTCATTAATTTAGATGTCATTGGAGATGCGGAAAAAAGTTGGGAAAATCAGCACAAACTAGAAAAACTTAATGTTAATACTATACCTGTTGTTCATCTGGAGGGATTTAAAAAAAAACATTTGGAAAAGGCACATAAGGAATATGACTATTTTGCCGTTGGTGGCTTAGTGGGTAAAAAAAGAACACAAATTTTAATGTTTTTAGATTATTGTTTTAGAGTCATATTTACTTATGTAAAAAAAGGAAACAAATTACCAAAAATTCATTTACTAGGTGTTGGTAGTGAAAAAATATTATACAGGTACCCAGCTTTTAGTTGTGATAGTACTAGATTTATGACGGTTAATAGATATGGAGAGAGTGAATTTTTAAAAGAAAATAGATTACCATTTAAAGGCAAAGGAACTCATAGATATAAAAATGTACAACAGTTTAAATATAATTACGAACAAGATCAATCACTTCTGAATAAAATTATGGAATATGAGATAAAACAGTATAAGAAACAAGAAGCGGACATAACTTTATTTTGGAAAAAAAAAGGCATAATATTTAATGAGTAAATATAAAACAAATAATCAAGCAATAGATATAAAATTAATAACCAAGAATCCTTGGAATCCAAATCAAATGGATAAAAAGACTTTAAAAGCCGAAAAGGAATCTATTGAAAAATACGGAGTCGTAGCACCCATTATTGTAAGACCTTTAAAGAACAAATATCAAATAATAGATGGAGAACACAGATATAGAGTTTGTAATGATTTAGGATATAAGAAAATTCCAAGCGTTATAGTAGATGGATTAGAGGATAAAGATGCCAAGAAATTAACTATAATATTAAATGAAACAAAAGGCAGAAACGATAAGATAGAATTAGGAAAGTTATTGGGAGAATTAGAGAAAGACTTTGGAGATAATCTTAAAATCGGACTTCCTTTTAATGATGCTGATTTAAACGATTTAATTGAGTTTGGAAATGTTGATTGGGATAAATATGAATCTGCAAACATAGATGAACTTTTACAGGATAAAATCTTCAGATTAAACTTAACATTCAAGGGAGATGATATACTTTTAGTTAAAGAAAAACTAGAAATTAATCCAGAACAGACCATTATTGAATTAATTAAAAATTCAGAAAAATGAAGCAATGGAATAAAAAGATTCATGGAGGAAATGAAAAATTATTTTTAAAATCAGCGTGGGTTCCAATTAAACAACTTATAGGAGAAAAAAAAGTACTAAACCACCCTCTGCTTCATACTGCTTTCTTTTTAATTTTAAAAAAACATATACCTAAATACAAAACTGTGCTTTTATCATTATGTACTGCTACTAGACCCTACTCAGTAGGAAGAAAATGGAAAAAATACATAGAGGAATTTGGTAATCGGGTTGATTTGGTCGTTATATCAAATGGTGGAATTGTGCCGAAAGAATTTTGGTATAGCTATCCGTTCTTAAATTACGATGCTGGAATACACGAGGATGACGCTTTATACAAAAAATTAATGTATGAAAGAATGATGAAGTTCTTTAAAAAACATAAGTATGACTATGTAGTTGCTAATTTTAGTCCTAGACAAAGAAATTTTGAACCAGCAGAACAATCACTATCTAAATTAAAAGCTGATTGTTTTATTAAAGACTATACATTAGTACCAGATCAAACAACCTACATGAAAGCACAGAATCAAGGTTGGATTGGTGGAAGAATGTTTCCTGACTTAGATCCTATAATTTTTCAGAAGATAACAGAATATATTAATATGTTTAGTAGCAAAAAATAGTGGAATTAATTAAAAATTCAGAGTAAAAGAATTTTACCTACACTCTAGGGAAAAGAGGATTATATGACGAAAGAAAAAAGAAAAGTTGGAAGACCTAAAATAGAAATAGATGAAAAAATATTAGAAAGTTTAGCTGGTATTCTTTGCACGAATGAGGAAATTGCCAGTTTTTTTAACTGCTCTAGTGATACTTTAACTCGTAATTTTGCGGAGTCCTTAAAAAAAGGACGAGACAAGGGTAGAATATCAATCAGAAGATTACAATGGGATAAGGCGCAAGGTGGAAATGTCACTATGTTGATATGGCTGGGAAAACAAATGCTAGGTCAAAAAGACAGAATGGAAACTTCGGAAGAACAACAACCTTTGCCTTGGTCGGTTAATTGATGAGAAATTATAAGCGCGAGTACAAAATGCGCTCAAAAAAATCTAAAGATGATAGACAATACAGGGCAAAGGCAAGAACTTTGATGAAAAAATTAAGAGGAGCAAAAGCCATCAAAGGAAAAGATATAGATCACAAGGATGGAAACCCTAGAAATAATTCTAGGAAGAATTTAAGGGTTAGGTCGATAAGATTAAATCGTGCCAAAAAATGATTTATGGCTTTAACAAAGCACCAAAAAGAAGTCATAGATTGCAAGGAACGATTCAGAGTTCTCATTAGTGGCAGAAGATTTGGAAAGACATTTGTTGCGATTAATGAATTGGCGAGATTTGCCCGTTATCCAAATAAGAAATGCTGGTATGTGGCTCCAAGTTATCGTCAAGCCAAAAGCATATGCTGGGTTGATTTAAAGGAAAGGATCATACATCACAGATGGGATAGAAAGATAAATGACAGTGATTTATCCATTCTGTTAAAAAATAATTCAACAATCGCCTTGCGAGGTGCTGATAACGAACAATCATTAAGGGGTGTTGGTTTGGATTTTCTCGTGATGGACGAGTTCGCTGATATTAAACCTTATGCTTGGCAAGAAGTGTTAAGGCCGACCTTATCTGACACGCAAGGACACGCATTATTTTGTGGAAGTCCAAAAGGTTATAATTGGGCGTATGATATGTATGTCAAGGGAACACAGGATAAGGAATGGAAAAGTTTTAAGTTTACGACTTTAGAGGGTGGACAGGTAACAAAGCACGAAATTGAACAGGCGAAGAATGATTTGGATGAACGAACTTTCCAACAGGAATATCTAGCAAGTTTTGTTAATTACGCTGGAATCATCTATTATAATTTTGATAGGAATAAAAATATCATAAATAAATTTGATAAAACAAACGATACAGTTCATATTGGAATGGATTTTAACATTGACCCAATGTGTGCTGTCATTGGACAAATAAAGGAAAACAAAATATACATCATAGACGAGATTCAGATTTGGAGTTCCAATACAAACGAAATGGTTGAGGAAATAAAAAGACGATACAAGCAAAAGGCGATCATCTATCCAGACCCAAGCGCAAGACAAAGAAAAACTTCCGCTGGTGGTTTTACTGATTTAGCGATATTAAAGAACGCTGGTTTTGAAGTTTGTTGCAGAAGTTCATCGCCTTTAGTTAGAGATAGAATAAATGCAGTTAATACG